CTCGCGGCCTCGGTCTTGACAATCTCGGCGCGCTGCGTGAACTCGGCGAGCTCGCCCTTCTGCGCCAGCTCCAGCATCGCCAGGCGTGCCTGGTCGCGCTGCGTGGGGTCTGGCCACAGCCGGTCGATGAGTTTGCCGCCGACGTCGAGCGCGGCGGTGAGGGGATCTATTGCCATGTGCCGGTCTCCATCTGCTTGGCCAAGCGCTGGGCCCGGGCGGGGGTTTGCGTGGCCCACAGGCTCTGCAGCATGCTGCTCGCAGCGCCTGCGAAGTTGCCAGCGCGCACGCGGGCGAGTGTGTTCTTGAAAGCGAGCAGGCCATCCACGCCCAGCTGGAAGGACATGTTGAGCAGCACGCCCTGGCGGGCACTGTCGAGCTCAAGGAACCACGGGATGCGCCGGCCAAGTTGGTCGATGCGGTCGTTGATGTCGTTGCGCAGCAGGTAGTCGATCTCGTCCTCGCGCAGTCCGCCGCCCTTGCGGGTGTCGATGAGTCTGCCCACACCAATGGTCCAGAAACCCAGGTGGTCCTGGTAGGCGGAGCGCTCGCGGCCCTCGTCGCGGGTGAGCTGGGCGGTGAGCTCGGCGATCATTTGTCGGCCTTCGCGTCGAGCTTGATGTCGATCTTGTCGAGCTTGGCAAAGAGCGCGGTGGTCAGCTGCTGCAAGTCGTTGCGGGTGACGTAGGTGCCCGCGACCAGGACCTCGATGTGCTGCAGCTTGTCAGCGAGAGCGTTGTCGGTGACTTGCAATCGCGCGATGCTGTCACGAAGGCTGTTAAGCACCCACCCCCCTAAAAATGCCACGAGAGAAAGTACGACGTTAAAGGCAGTTTGAGAATCCATGGATCAGCGGCAAGTGGCCCCACCGCCCGCCGAGAGCGGCGTCGGGTGGAGGTGGGTTTTAGCGGGCATGCGCAATGGTATTAGGGGGCGCGCAGCACACGGACACCGCTACTTGACCATGGCGGCGAAACCGGACAGATAGGGTGGGTAGAAGATCATGCTGAGATAGCCCCGAATGTTTTCCAGGCATTTACGCGAATCTCTATTTTTGCGTTTGTTACTGTAGTAACTGCGGCAGTGTCTAAAGTAAGCGAGGTTGTGCCGCCACCTGAAAGAACTGTAGGTATTTGATTTCCTCCAGCGACACCAGAGCCATATATGCGCAAGTTCGTACCATTTGGAATGGATACCCCGCTTGGCACCGTTAATACCGACGCTCCTGCTGTAATGCTGCCAGTTGAGGTAAAGCTACTACCAATACAGACCCAACCTAAATACCCGCTGGCCGCTGGCGACTTGTTGTAGACAATATCGCCTATAGACCCTGAGCCAGAAGTCGGTGCCGCAGCCATGTATAGGCGGTCATTACTTATCAGTGAGCTTGATGCGTTAGTCACCTCAATAAGGTTGTTGTTGGTAACGTCAATGTTTTCGCAGTCTGATGCGATCAGGATTGGTGATATATCGGTTACTAAGGGCAATGTGTTGACCGGGACAATGGCGTCTAATGTCCGGCCCAGTTTCCCTATTACGCTTTTCTTAGCATAGGCTAAGCTAACCGCACGCCCGCTTACTGAAAAGAAGCTAAAGACCCCTACGCTTACCATCACCTTACGAGTCCCACTCGTTACCCCTGTAATGAGTAATGGGGTGTGAACAGTAATTGTCCCGTTTACAGTACCTACCGTAAGGGTAGCCGCCACAGCATACGAAACACTGGTGGTTGTTGACGCAGTAACTACAAAATTACCGTTATACCCGGACGGTGTTACACCCGCCACCGCGATCAACGACCCAACTAACGGGGCAATAGCCGTGGAGCTAAAAGTCAGCGTAGCTGTTCCGCCGGACCATGAAGCTCCGGTTGTCGCAACACTTACGCCTGCGGCTTGTTCAGTTGACGTTATACGGTCTATGACCAAACCAGTTGTTCCGGGTGTGAAATCGCCACCAGCAGGTGTTGCACTGACAACATTTTCACTTGTCACCCTAACCAAACAGTCGGTTACTTGTCTGTGTGCTGCTGCCGTATTCTCAAACAGGTGCCCAATGTACAGACCCTGCATGTTACCTTTTACAGCCAGTACGTTTGTTCCTGTGTAGGGCTGTGTAGTCCTTACGATAGGGTTTGTCTGATTAACTACAACATTTACACCACTCCCATTTGTGAATAGAAAATTGACTTTTGTACTTATGAACGTGTTTTGTGGCGCGACGTTTAGCCCAATGCCGCCATACCCTGACACCTCAAGATTTTCAAACGTGCATTCATCGGAGGCGTTTGAGGAGTTTGACCATTTAATCGCATCGCCCAAGCAATACCGGAACCGCGCCCAATTAGCGAAGCAGGTTCTTGCGCCTGATTGAATCTCAAGAATAGTGTCTACGATGTAAGCACCTTCAACTAGCAGCCCGTTGGTGAAAGTCAAATCCTCAGTCTTAAAGTCAGTTGCACCCGTTGGGTCTTTAAGCCCACCAATGATGATCATTGGCACAGTCATTGCTTGTTTAGGACAAATGCGCCCGTAGGACTCAACAACCAAATTGTTGTCTTTTGGCTCAAAATAAAGCGTATCAGTAATACCCCATGCAGTGGCGTTGTAGTGGTTGAGTACTGATGCTGGATCGCCTACCTTTGGCTCTGGAAATTTGACGTGCTTCGTTTTCGCATCGAAGAAACCCTTTCGGCAGCGATCCCACTTTTCATTTAGGCTGTTGCCAGCAAACCAGCCAACTGAAAAATAATTCTGATTAGAGCGCACAGTCCCCAAGCCCGAAAAGATCACGGTGGTGTCTTGTGCGCTGGCAGAATCGACGGTGAGCACTACACCTGCGTCCACACTGATGATGCCACCCAAAGAGTGCAGATTGCCTACTGCGCATGTTGTAGATATGCGATAGGTCCCCGTCGCTGGCACGAATAAATTAGCCCCGGCAGCAACAAAAGCAGCATAGTCGTTTGTCACTCCGTCCCCCACGGCGCCAAAGGCTTTGACGGATTTGCGCTCCGTGTTTACGCCATCTTGCGTCTGGTAAGCATTAGCCCCCACCAGCGCAGCATCCGTCGCCCCCAGCACGAAGGGTCGTGACCACACGACCTCGACGTTGGCCGTGCCACTGGGTGGTGCCGTGCTGAACGTGATCGTGGTGCCCGCGACGGCGTACTGGTCCTTGTTCTGATAGACGCCCGAGATGAACACCTGGGTGTTGTTCTCCGCGCCCGGGGCGAACGGCAACGTGAACGTGGTCTGGGCGCCGGTGCCGTTGAAGTTGGTGACCTGGATGTCGTCGCCTGCGGTGACGTCGCGCCACAGGGAGAGGTTGCTGGCGACGGTGTTCACCGCACTGATGCTACTGGCGACGGTGTTCACGTCGGCGATGTTCTCCGCGACCGTGTTGATCTCTGACACCGGTTCGTTCAGGTCGTCGGCGACCGTGTTGACGTTGGTGATGTTGGTGCCGACAGTGTTGACGTTGGCGATGCCGCCCGCCACCGTGTTTATGTTGGTGGCGTTGGCCACCACCAGATTGATGTTGGCGAGGTCGTTCGCCACCGCTGAGATGTCGGTGCTGATCTCAGCCAGCACGATGATGCCAGAGGTCAGGGCCTCGACGTCCTCGTTGGAACTGTAGACCGACATCTTGGCAGACCGGTCTGACAGCTCCTTGAGCTGCTGGATCTGCATCGTGGCGCGGTCGAGCTGGTTCTCAAGCGAGAACGGCGAGAAGTTACCTCCGCTCGGCAGGTCCAGCGGCTGGTCGTAGTCGAGGTCACCGACGATGGCGAGCTTGCTGCCCACCGGCAGTGCCGCCCCGCTGATCGGGTAGGTGACCGTGCCGCCCGGGCTGGTCTCCTGGTTCGAGTTCAGGGCCACGCTGTAGTCCGCCCCCAACGTCTGGACGGTGATCACCCCCGCTGCGTCCGCGACGGAGACCAGGATGTCCGCCTCGGCGAAGACCTTGAAGGTGAACGGCCAGGCGGTTTGCGCACCCGTGCCAAGGAGAGGACCGGCCTTGCGCGCGGTGGAAGGGATCGTCATGTGAGGAGCTCCTGCAGATTACCCAGAGAGTAAGCGGCAGGAGCCCCGGCACGGACACGTTACTTGCTGTCGGGGCTCGGCGTTCCGGTCACGGTGCCCCGTAGGGCATCGAAGGCGCTGGTCGGGTCAATCTTGTCGGTGGCCACCCCCGCCAGGTAACCGAGCGGACGGGCGACGGCGACGGCAGGCAGGCCGGTGGCCAGGCTCACAGCGCTGGCAACGTCGCGCACGGCGTTGCGGGTGTTCAGCTTGTCCGGGTCGGTGATGGCTTTGTAGACATCGACCGGCACGCCCACCGCGGACTCCAGCAAGCTCACTGCAGGTGACAGCGAGACCTTGTCGTCGGCCGGGTTGCCGTTAAACCGGTTGATACCGGCGTTGGCCAGCTGCCCGACGAACGGCACCATGGCGAGCGAACCTTTGATCGTGCCCATACCGAACACCGCGGCCAGCCAGTCATCGAGGTAACCGTCGTCGTCCTCATCGTCAGGACCACCGCGCATTGCATGCGCGATCGCCTCGGCCACCCAGATCGGGATCAGGAACCCGAGGGTCACCACGCCGATTGCCTTGCCCGCACCCTTCTTGAGGCCCACCTCTTGTGAGATCTGCTTGAGCGCTGTCGCGTTGGTGTTGGCCATCATGTTGAAGTAGCCGATGAACTGCGTGAAGATCCGAGCGTAGGCCGGGCCGGTCTCGATTCGGCTCACGTCCTCTGGCAGGGTCGAGCCCTGGGTGGTGCGGATCACGCTGTCGGCTGCGCGCACGGCGTCGCGCTCTCGCTCGGCCATCGCGGCCTTGACCTGATCCGAGGTAAGGCCCGTGGTGACTAGAGCGGGCAGGGAGGTCAGCGCGTCGTTGTAGGCGGCGGTCCAGATGATCGGCTCCATGGTGTTGGCCATGGCGGTCTGCATGAAGTAGGCATGCTTCTGGCTCCAGGTCTGGGCCTTCTCGTACAGGCTGGGGTCCAGCAGGATCTGGTCCATTGCGTCGTTGATCGCCGCGATCTCGTTGTCCATCCGGTTGGCCATGAACTCGCTGGCGTCCGACACGGCCTTGGCGGTCTTCTTCGGGCTGGCGATGAACTGCGAGGTGGCCCGCATCATACTGGCGGGCTTGACCTTGAGCGCGGCCAGGCTGAACCCGGTCAACTGCTGAATCGTGTTGCTGACATTGGCGAACATCAAGGCCATGCCTGCCCGGTTGCGGGCGGCCGAGAGCACGCGGGAGATGCCGCCGTCACCCACGATCGGGGTCTCGACGATCTGGCGCGCGCTGCGGTTCAGCCAGGGGGTGAGCATGCCAGCGTAGATGGTCGGGTCGATGCGCCCCAGCGAGTAGCTCACGCCCTTGCGCGAGAGCAGCTTCTGCACGTCGCGCACCGCGGGCTCCATGTGCGAGAACAGCAGCACCTTGTCGATGTGCTGGCCGATCGTGCGCAGGTCCAGCATCAAGGGGCGGTTGTAGTCGACCCGGCCCTTGGTGAATCCCTTGTTGGTGCCAGGGAAGCTGAACGCCATGTTCTCGTTTTCAGCCTCGGCCAGCTTGCGCAGGTCGGCGTCCTGCACGATGCTGGGGTCAGCCTGTGCGGGAACGTAGCCGCCGGCGTAGCCGCCGAACGGAGTGTCGAAGCTGTCGGCGGTGACCTCGGCGAAGTAGCGCCCGAACACGTCGCGGTGGGTCTTCTGCGCCAGGGGCTTGGTCTGCTCCAGCAGATCCCACACGCCCTGGGCGAAGTCGTAGTGCGCCTTGTTCAGCACGCCGGTGTCGTGCATGCGCTGCAGGAAGGCGTCCCACTGGGTCGTGTCCATCGTGCCGTCGGCGTTTTCAGCAGCCCAGCCGCGACCGAGCAGCAGCTTGCGCTTGTTGCTGGCGTTGCCGGTGTGCAGGATCGCGTGCAGCAGCTCGGCGTGGCCGATGCCGTTGTGCCCCTTGCCGAACGTGTAGCCAAGCTCGGGCGCGTCGATCGTGCCCTTGGTGAGCGCGGGCGCCACGTTGTCGACCAGCGCCTGGTACTTCTTGCGGTAGGCCACGCGGTCGGCGCGGTAGGCGTTGGCTGCGTCCTTGACCGGCTGGAACACCAGGCGGGTGAACTCTTGGCCCATGCCCTGCGCCCACTGCTCGGTGCGTCGCAGCAGCGAGCCCACATGTTGGAGCTTGCGGGCGAGCGCCTCGCGTGGAGTCACTGCGCTTGAGTCGCCCGGCATGGTGAGAGGCACACCGATCGCCTGCATGCGGTCCTGCAGTTCGTCCTCGGCGTCCTGCATGTCCATCAGGTTGCCGTCGATCTCCATCTGGCGTGAGCGCTTGGCCAAGTGCCACATGGCCTGGATCTCCTCGTGCAGGCCACGCAGCTCCTCCATCGTGAGCGCGTCCAGTGGCTGCGCCATGTTGAGCGCACCCTGCACGCTCGGCTGCAGCGCGGCGTACATCGCCGGGTCGTTCTTGGCGACCAGGTCCATGTACTCGGCCGCGGTCTTCGCGCCCCTGGGCGCGATGCCGTAGGCGCCGAGCACGGCGCGCGCGGCGTTCACCACGTCAGGGTCTCGCCCCTTCTCGACGGTCTTCTCGTTGTTGTCCTTGATCACGCGCTTGAAGAACGTGAGGATCTTGCGCATCTCGCCCTGCGCCTCGAGCGCTGCCTTGGCGGCGGCGTTGTTAAGCACCTGGTCCTGCTTGGCCTTGACCGCGTCCTGCGTTTTGCCGGCGGCGGTGGCTTCCTGCCAGCGCTTGCCAGCGCGGCGCTCGGCGGCGGTGTGCTGCCAGGCCTTGGCCTTGAGGTCGCGCAGCGGGGTGCGGGCGACCACGTTGGCGGCGAACTGCTTGGCCGCCTCGACGATCGCGTTCACGGTGATCTTGCTGCCCTTCGCGTTGACTTCGCCGGTGTCGGCGCGCGGGTTCAGCATCTCGGCCTGAGAGCGCAGCTCGGTGGCCAGGCTGCGTGCGCGCGCCTCGTTGTGCACCGCCTCGTTGGCGGCAGCCTCGATCGCACGCTGGTCGATCAGGTCACCGTGGCGCTCCAGCATGCGCTGGTCGGTCATGCCTTCGATGGCGTCGGCCTTCTTGCCTGCGACGTCGATCGCCTGCAGCATGGTCGGCACGTCGGGGTAGTTGAAGCTGTCCGCGATGGTGGCCATCTGCAGGTCGTTGTCGGCGGGGATCGGTTTCTGGGGCTTGGGGTTTTCCTTCTCCCAGGCCAGCGCCTGCGCCTCTGCCTGGTTCGCCATGTCGCGCTTGTTCTTGGCCAGCAGCTGGCCCTTCTGCAAACCCTTCACCTCGGGGTTGGCTGCCAGCAGTTCCGCCTTGAGCGCCTCGGTGGCGCGCTCCAGTGCGGCCCCGCGGCGCCCGTTCCAATCCTTCAGTGCGTCCTTGAATTCAGGGGTAGATTCGCGCAGCTTGTCCAGTGCCGCCTTCGCCTGGAACTCAGGCATCGCGTCGACCTCGGCACGCACCTCGGCCTCGACACCCTTGCGCAGTTCCTTGGCCTGATCCTGCAGCTTCTTAATCTCTTTGTTGCGGGCGTTCACGGTCCACTTCAGATCGCGCAGGCTGCGCGCGGTCAGCTTCTCGACCGCCTCGGCGGTCGCGTCCTCGTTGGGCAGCAGTCCCGCCACCTCCTCGGCTTGCGCGATCTGCTCCTCGCTGGCCAGCATGCGGTCGTAGAACTGCACCATCTCGGGGGGTAGCTTGAGGTTGGAGGGTTCGTTGTTTTGGCCGTAGATGTTCGGTGAATCGGTTGGGTTCGCGTTGTCTGTCGACTTGATTTGGTTGCTGTCGAAAGCGACGTAGACTGTTCCGTTCCCGTTGTCGTCCACCAAACCTGGGGCAAGCCAGCCAGTATCGTTTACGTCTTCAACAATAAGTCCGTCGTGCCCTGCGCTTTTTGCACGGTTAGCCCAGTCGTCTAACTTCAACCCCTCTGGCCCATCCCCCCAGTCTTTCCCGTTCCAATCAATCACCATCGGGTTGTTTAGTTTTAGGTAGACGTTGTAGACCCCCGGCATCTCCTCACTGTCGCTCTCCACGTCGTCGTAGCTACCGGCGTAAGACGCCGCTACGTCGTTTCTGCTGGAAAAGAACACCCCAACATTGCTGGTGCCGAACGTGTCGAATCCCGCCTTGGGGCTTCCGTGGTACACCACCCGCGGCTTGCCCCGTGCGTCGACCACCTTGCTGTCGCCGAACCACTCGGCGAAGTTGTCGGTTTGCCCCAACGCATCCCCGCCAGCGGGGGCTGCGCTGCGCTGCGCCACGAACGCTTTCAAACTCTTGTAGACGTTCAGCATGAACGCCTTGAGCTTGCGCATCAGGGGCTGCAGCTCGAGGCTCGGGGCCTTGCCGGTCAGCAGGTACTGCTCATACCCCTCGGCCAGCGCCTCGTGGTGGGGGCGCTTCTGGTCGAGTGTCATCGCGTTCCAGGTGTCGAGGTCGGCAATGCCCTGCCACTTCAGGAAGCGGTCGAGGTTGGCCATCAACCCGTCGGGCGGGTTGGGCCGTGCCGCGATGCGGGTCAGGATCTCCAGGTAGGCGTGCGCCATCTCGTGGTGCACGGTCGAGAGGTTGGCGTCTGGGTTCAGCGCCAGCTCGAAGCTCTTCGGATTGAAGGTGCCTCGGGGGCCTTGCTTCAGGATGTTGGGGTCGGCCGGGTCGAAGGTGCCGAAGTTGTCGACCGACTTGAGCTGGGTCGGATCGAACGCGACGAACACGTCAGAGGGTTCGCCGGCGTACCCACTGTTGCCCCCGCCGTCGTCCATGACCTGGCGAATAATTGCCCCGTCGTTGTTTGCTTTGCGGGCGTCGCGCACCACGCTGTCGGTAGACTCATAGTGGTCGCCGGCCGGTTCGGCCCTTGCGGAAATGTCCTCGGCGTTCAGCCGATCCAGTTCCGCATCCCGTTCACTCTCCGTGAAGAAACCCTTTCCCTCGGGCGAGTAGAGGTTGTCACCGTTTTCGTCGAATATTTCAAATTGCTCTACGCGCGAACCGTCCCAGTTGGCGCCCTCGAAGTTGGCTTCGTTGGGGCTGCGAATGTTGACGAATAGCGGGTAGATACCCGACTTGCTGCCGTTCTGGAACGGGTCGCCGGTCATGTCCTCTGGGGTAAAGTTCTCACCACCGCGGTTGCGCTTCACGTAGCTGCGCGCCATTTGGCGATTGGGTGTTAGGAAGATGCCCAGGTCGCCGCGGTTCTTTCCCCCGGGCGTTTTGAACTCGGTGAAGCCGCCAATGTCAGTGCCGTGGTAAACGACTAGGGGTTCGCCGTTCTCGTCGACAGCCTTGGAGACTGAACCCGCGGTATCGGACCAGACGCCGCCCTCGACACTGGTGAAGGCTTCCCAGTCACCAAACCATGTTTTGAACTCGGGCGTGCGCACCAGCGCGTGCTGCGCGGGCGTGAGGTTGCTCGGCTTGCCGTTGGGGGCAAGCAGCGGTTGGCTTACGCCTTCTTGGGCGTAGGTTTCTCCGCTGGCGCGGCGGGCGTCGAGGGCTTCGCGGAGGAGCTGGGTCGCTTCTGCCCGAAAACCACTTGGCCGCCTTTGAGCGGGTGATTGTCCGGTAGGGGTTGTCCCCTCCTGTCCGTTACTGCCATATCCGTAGTCCTCCTTGCCGGGAAATGCGGAGTAGACCGTGTCGATTGCGACCGGGAACTCGCCACCCAATTGTTCATCCACCAGCCGGGCAAGCTCGGCGTCTTCCAGGCCTGAGTAGTTCAGGATCACCATCTGGCCGTCGGCCGTCGTGTGACCGCCGATCAGCTTCTGGCTGTCTTGCTCAAGCTCCCACAGTTTATCATAGAGCGCTGAAATCTCGGTCTCACCGTAGCCTTCAGGCAGCGTCACCGTGACCACGCCCACGGGGTCTGCACCCAGGGTCTGACGCTCGGTCACCACCATCATGCTGTCCTGTGCCAGCGCGTGGCCCAGCATCTTGGCCGCCGTGAGCGCGAGCTCGGGCCGTGCCAGGCGCAGGGTCATCGACGGGTTGGTCGCACCCATGTAGCCGCCCAGTTGCATGACGAAGTCGCCGTCGGTGCCAAGCTCCTTCAAAACCTGCGGCACGATGCGTGCGGCGACCTGTTGGCTTAGGGCCAGGCGCTCGGCGCTGTCGAGCGCGTTCCACTCAGCGGTGAGCGCCGCGTCGTTGGGGTCGGGTGCGACCTCGAACATGACCTTGGCGCTCGGGGTCTCAGCAGCGCCGATGTCGCCCTTGGCGTCGACCGCCTTCTGCGCCGGGCCTTCGTAGGTGCGGCTGGGGGTGTCGTTGTGCGGGACCTTGGTCCACGAGGGGGGCGTGATGTCGCCGGCCAGCGCAAGGATTTCTTTTTGGGCCTGCTCCTGGTCGAGCTCGCCCGACTTATACCGCGCCCAGATGGCGTTGGCGGGCGCCTTCATGCCGCTCTTCTTTGCCGCCTCGAACAGACCGCGCACCGCTTCCCAGGTGATCGACTGCATCTCGCGTGGCAGGATGCCGCGCGCTTCGGCTGCACGGCGATAGGCCTCGAGGTAAATCGGGTAGGTGCCGTTCAGGCCGGTCATGTTGGACGAAGCGGAACCGCCGCCGCCGAACGCCTGGACCACCTCGATGTCGGCCGAGGCCAGCGGGCGCAGCAGTGCTGCCGCCACCGCGTGGGTGTCGATCGTTGCGTAACCGAGATCGCTGTTCGGCGCGAATATGTTGTTGTAAAAGTTGCGAACCTTGTGTTCTTTGCCAAGGTTGTAATAGACGTTTTCTGCGCGGCCATCCAACAGCACTGAGATCGCTTTGCCGATCGTGCTGTAGGACTTCCACATCATCGTGGCGTCGCCGCTGCCCTCTTCGCCGTCCTCGCCCTTCTGCACGTAACCCGCTGCCCCACCCTCGGGGGTGAGCACTCGATAGGCCCGGTTGTTGTGGGTCTGGTCGTAGACACGAACCCAGCGGGCAGCGCTCTCGGGCGTGGCCAACAGTTCGCCCAGGGTCTTGCCCCGGGCCGGCACCATGTTGCGTTCGTTCGCCTCGGCGGATGCTCGGGCCGCGTTGACCTTCTTTTCGGCTTTGAGTCGGACTTCCTCGTTCTTCGACTTGAGGTTCTTGGCTTCCTTCGCTGCCGTCTTCTCGGCGGTGGCGTAGGCGCCCGCCACCAGGCGATCGGCCTCGGCCGACATCGCGTCATCCCAGGTGTGGTTGCGCAGGCCGAACACCATGTCGGCGATACGCTCGGCCTGGCTCACGTTGGCGAACCACCCGTTCTGCGGGGACAGCACCGCGATGGCGGCGGCGCCCTGCATCTCACTGATGCCGTAGCGGTTGGCCCAGGCCTCGACCGTCTTGCGCCCGCCGTCGTACCACTGCCGTGCGCGGTCGCGCATCTCTGCGGGCATGTGGTCGTGCAGCCACAGCAGGTTGTTGGTGACGTGCTCGATGAACGCCTCGACGTTCTTGACCGGGTCTTTAGCGCCCTTGCCCGTGAGCTTGCGCGTATTGGGCAGGGCCTGCAGCGCGGTGACGTTTTTCTCGAGCGTCTTGGTGTCGGAGAGCACCACGTCGAAGGTGATGTTCAGCACGTTGGCCAGGGGGTCCTCGGTCGCCTTGACGGCAGACGGCAGACGGGAGGACAGTGACTGCGCGTAGCTCTCGCTCGGCGTCGCCTGAATGAACCGCTTGATCAGCTCGGACTTGTAGACATTTGCGGTCTGGTCACCTGCGAACACGCCGGCGTCGGTCAGGGCCTGCAGCACCTCGGGGCTCTTGGCCAGCAGCTGCTGCCAGCGCGCCAGCGTGGGGGAGCCTGCGGGCAGTGCGGTGTTGGCGTTGAGCGCGTCGACCACAGCGTCGCGCCCCTTGGCCTCGCGCGTGCCTGCGGGGGCTACGCGCTGGCCGGTGGTCTTGCCTAAGCCCCCGAGCTGTTCGACCGGGATGTCTTGGTCACCCAGCATGATGACCTGACCAGACTGGGAGCCGCTCAGGCGGTCGAGGTAGCCCGAGAACCCAGCGTCCAGCACCTTGGACTCGAAGTCTTCCTGGCTGCCGCCCTTCAGGCGCAGCGGGTCGGTGTTGGAGTCGTAGACGTTGGTGAGCGTGGCCTTGTGCCCGCGGCCACCCACGCCTGCCTCTGGGTTGATGCCTGTGCCGGTGTCGGCGTAGAAGTACCCGCGCTTGGCCAGGCGCTTGTCCTTGGCATTCTTGAACGCCTCACGGTTGCTGCCCTGCAGCCCGGTGCCGTACATGCTGGTGCTGACGAACGAGCGGTCGGCCTTGCTGAAGTGGAAGCCCTCGACGGTGATCTCGCCGGTCTTGCCCGCGTTCAACACCGCACCCTTGCCGGTCTTGTCGGTGAACACGATCGGGTCCTGCGCCCAGGCTTGCTCGGGCGTGATACCGAGCTCGCCGGCGATGGTCTTGTACATGGCCGCGAACATCGTCGCGCTGCCCTCGTTCACGTCCTTGCGGAACCGCCCAACGGCGTTGAGCTGGTCGAGCACGGTCTGCTCGACCGCGTCGTGGGAGGCCTGCCAGGCCTGCTGGTCGACGGCCTGGGCGATCACGCGCTCGGACTCCTGCGCCAGGAACTCCTGCGCCTTGGCGCCGGCTTCCTTGGCCTCGAACTGGCTCATCGCGCGCACGTCACCGATGCGGGCGTGCTCCACCAGCATCGCCTCAAGCGGGGTGCCGGGTGCGACCGTGAGTACGTCGCCCATCGGGATCGCCACCACGTCATTGGCGGCGAGTGCTGCCGCCATCTGCGCGGCGACACCGGGCAGCTGCGCCAGCACCTCGGGTGCTAGTTGGTTCAGGACCTCGGCGTCGACGTAGACCTCGGTCGGTGCGCCGTCGGTGCCCTCGGCCATCGACTGCACCAGGGCGCGGAATTCTTCAGGGTTGCGCTCACGTAGCAGTGCCTGGCTCGCCAGTGCCATCTGGCCCTTGATGCGCTCGGCCGACTGCTCGGCCTCGACGCCACGCTGGATTTCGACGTTGCTGCGTACTCGCACGCCAAGTGCTGCGCGCACGATCGCGGCGGAGGTGCCCGCGACGCTCGCCTCGTAACCCACGCCTTCGCCGATCTTGGCCTCGTCGTTGGTGAGCATTTTGCGCACCACGTCCTGCAGCACGCCCTCGGTCACCTCCTGGGTGGCCTCGATCCCGGCGGCGGCAAACTTGTCCGCCACCCAGCGCAGGGCGTTGTTCTTGATCGCAGGCGGCACCCGGTTCAACAGCGCGTCCACCCCGTATTTTTCGGTCAGCGCCGTGATGCTGGCGCCGGCGATGACCGCGGTGTCCTTCAGCGCCTGCGAGCTGTTGTCCCCCTTGACCTTCTCGTTCATCACGTCCGCGCCCTGCGCGAACAGCGAAACAAGCGAGGCCGTGCCGCCGGTGGCGATCTGCAGTCCGACCTGCTGCAGCAGCTGGCCGATACCGCCCGCCACATCGGTGGCAAAGTTCTTGTTCTCGGGTGCTGGGCCGATCACATCGCCGAGCATCTTCCAACCGCCGCCCACAGTCTTGAGCCCGCCCGCCACGTCGAGGGCCAGGCCCAGGTCGGCGCCGGTCAGATCACGCACGGCCTTGGAGACGGCCGTGAGGCCCGTGGCTCGGGCAGCAACGTCGACACCGACGCCCAGACCTGAGACCAGGGTGCCGACACCGGTGACCGCGCCTGCGGGCAACGCGCGCACGACGTTGAAGGTCTGCTCCAGCGCGGAGAGTTCGGGGATGTGGTCGTGCACCTGGCGGGCAAACGTGCCGCCGGTGCGCATGTACTCGGCCAGTTTAGGCGAGGTCTTGAGGTGTTCGTCGGCCTTGTCCACGGCCTCCTGCAGGCGCACGTCGCGCAGGTTGCGCAGCAGTACGTCCTCTGGCGCAGGGTAGCGCTTGGCCAGGCGGGCGGCCTCGGAGGCGTCGTCCGCGCTGGTGCGGACTGCATCGTTCAACTTGAAGCGCAGGTCTTGCTGTTGGTCGCGCTCAATCGTCGCCAAAGCAAAGGGATTGCCGGTGGCCGGTGCTTGGCCAGTGGGCTCGATGTTCTTCAGCGAAAACGGGTTGTCAATCACTTGATGCCTTTGGCTAATTTGAAGCGCTCTAAGACCTGCGCTTCGGTTGGGTTTTTGACGCCTTCAGCTTCAAAGGCAGAGCGCACGAGTTTGCGGTCTTCGCTGGTGATTGTAGGAGCGAAGTTTTTGCGCTCTGCGGGTGCGGCCTCGAAGTAGGCCTTGTCGGAATCGGGTAAGAACATCGAGCCTGATAACACCTCACCGTCAAGGACCAGTCGGTCCATGATCTGGCGTTTCTCTTCAAAGTTGGGTTCGCGTTTCTTATCCGTCTTGAATCGGGCCAGTTCGTCGAACATGACGCCCTGGAACTTGGCCTTTTTCTCAGGCTTCCATCCGCCGGTGTACGTGCTGGCGAGCTGCAGCGTAGTGGCTGTGTCCTTCTCGGTGTCGGGCTTGGACATGTCGCGCTGTATGCGCGCTACCTGCTCGATGTCGCTGGGGCTGAAGGAGGTTGTGAGCGAGGCCAGGCGCAACTTTTTGAACCCGTCGGGGTCGTCGCGCATCATGTCGTAGACCTGCGCCAGGGCTGTGGGATTGGTCTTGACGCTCGGGTTGCCCGCGGCTGCACGGTCGGCCTTGGCCCGCAGGTGCTCCTGCAGCTGCACACGCTCCTTGCCGTCCATGCTGGCCAGGATAGCTTCGGGCACGCGCTTGCCTTGGCCCACGAGTTGCCAGGCGGTGTCGGAGAACTTCTTCTCCTGCTCGACCTGCATTTCTTTGACCAGGGCGTGGTTGCTCTTGATCTGGGCGATCGTCTTCTCGCGCCGCGCGGGGTCGGTGATCTTGGCGGCGGCGGCCATCTGCTCGCCCAGCGGGAGCGCAGCCACCTCGGCGGCGGTCTGCGTGGCGAACTGGTTGTCGACCTCGGCCTTCAGGACCTGCTCGACCTTGGGCTGCTGCGCGAACCCGATCTCGGTCTTGTTGGCTTGATAGTAGGCTTCGGCCGCGACCGCGCCGCCGGGGAGTTCGACGAGCTTGGCGATCTGCGCGGTGTGCAGTGCGGACAGGTTTTTGAGCGTCTCGGTCTGCACCTGCTCAGTGGTCCAGCCCTTGCGTCCACCGACTTGGGCTGACAGCTCGCGCACGCGCTGCGAGGCGCCAGCGACATCGCCGCTGCTGACCCCGAACTGGATCGTGGTGTTGATGTTCGCGGCAGCGGTGTTGTCGGCGTGCTTTTCCTTTTCGGTCTCGACGAACTGCGAGACCTGGCCCATCGAGCTTAACTGCCGGCGGGTCAGCGATTTGCTGACCATGGCCTTGGACATCGGGTCGAGCTTTTCGCCGTAGGTCTGCGCAGCCTTGCCCCACCATTCGGCGGCGGCGGCGGTGTAGCCGCCAGCGTTTTCGCCTTGGTAATTCTTGCGGTTCTCGGCGTCCCACTGCAGCCAGCCGCCAGCGATTGCCGTGTCGGCGGTGTTGGCCTTCGCCTCGGCGTCGCGCTGCACACCGCGATCGACGACGCGCGCTACATCGCCCAGTCCCGCAGCCAGTGCGCGTGCACCCTGCGTGACGTCGATGTTTTCCTGATAGCCGCCGCGGGTGGCCTGCTCTTGGACCTGGGGTCCGTCATAGGTTGGAACCCGTGGCATTTAGCGTCCTTTGTACATGTTCCACTTGTCGGACACCTGGCTGGCCCCCGACAAGAACGAGCCGCCGGCCATCATCAGAGGGTTCTGCGCGTTGGCTTGTGCCTGGTAGTTGGCACCCTGTGCGCGCTTGCCCCAGGCATCCTTTGCCGCGTTGGTGCGCGTGGTGGCGACATCGCTCTGAGTGAAGAAGTCGGTCTGGTCCTGCAGGTCGGCGGCGGTGCCGTAGCCGAGGTCGAGACCCTTCGCGGCCAGCCCCACGCGCTGTGCGCTCTTGACGGCGGCGCCCTTGCGTTGCACCTCGATCGCCTGCTTCTCGCCCAGGCGCGAGGCTTCCAGCGCTTGGTACTCAGCGTTCTTGGCGTTGTTCTGGGCGGTCTGCTTGGCGACCTGGCTCTGCTGGTAGGCGGACGCGGTGGAGAGCACCGTGCCCCCGACCGTGGCGCCCAGGGCAATCGCCTGCATGGCGGTCAACCCAGCCACGGCGGCCGTCGTCGTTGTCGCGGCGACTGCTCCTGCCCCGACAGCGGCGTAGGATGTAGCAGCAGTTGCTATGGCGGCTAGGGTGATCGGCTCGCACATGATTTAGACCTTCATTTCAAAACGGTGGAAGGCCTCGCCCTGTGCGCCAAAAGGCGCAGCCTCAGAGAGGGTGAACCCCAGGCGCTTGAGCCAGCGCACGCTGGCGGTGTTCTCGGCGTGGACGTGGTTTACCAAGTGCGGGAAGGCCTTTAGCATCGTGGCAATGTAACGGGGGGTGAGGCGCACAAGGACACGGCTCTGTGCGTCCAGCAGAGGCGTGGCGAGCATCCACGGCGAGCCGATGCCGCTCACCAGCGAGATGGGGGCGCAGCCTAGGATGCAGATCAACTGATCGCCCTTGAACGCGCTCCAGCAAAGCAGGGATTGGGCCACGCTGCGACGCGCTGCCTCGAGTGGCTCGTGGCCACAGGCGCGCACCTCGGCGATGTCGGCGGGTCGCATGGCCGCAGCGAGGAGCTCGGCGTCACCGGGCTGCGTCGCGCGGATGACGATTTCAGCCACCGGTCTGCAAATCGAGCGTCATCGACAGCACCGTGAGCGGTACCGGCAGGTCCTGACGCACGCAGATCGCAGCGTCGGTGTTCCAGCTGGGGTCGACGGAAAGCGACAGCTCCCCATCGCGCAGCGCAGGGGGCGAGCCGTAGGGGTCGCTGACCGCGCGGGCCGGGTACTCGCGCAGGCGCGTGAAGTCGGGGCCCGCCTTGACCAGTGCCGACTGGCTCACGCGCAGGTGCACCTTGTTGATGTTCTTCATCGTGCCCTGCCCCGCGCCCTGCATGCCCTCGATCGCCAGGGGGAGCGTGCGCAGGTCTGAGGTGAACCCAAGCCCGACGTGGATCTTGCTGGCCGCGGTGCCGAGCGTGATCGCTCCCCCGGTCACAACCTGGGGGACCTCGACTGCGCCGTCAGCCAGGATGTCCACGGTCTGGCCTTCGAGGTGGTACAGCCCTGACAACGTGGTGGTCGGGGTGCTGTCGTAGGTCAGCCCAGAGTCCACGAAGAACGCGTCCTCGAGCTCGGTGAAAATCCGCGTGCGCAGGCGCTCGATGTAGCGCACGGTGCGCGCGTTCACGGTGCGCTTGACCACCGCGTAGAGCACGTCCTCGTTGCCCTCGGCCACTACGCACACGCTCTCGAACGTGCCGTCGGTGTCGTGCGCGTGCCAGCCAAACACCTTCTGGTCTGGCAGGTAGGTCATCCCCAGCATCGTGCCGTCGTCGCGCACGGCCCACAGCATGGGGTCGGGTGCACGTGAGAACGCGAGCTGGGTGATGGTGTGGCCGTTGAACCGGTGCGGCGCCATGACCGAGATGTCGATCGTGCGGTAGGCGCTGGACTCCCAGTTGTAGGCGAGCTCGCGCAGGCGTGAGCCTTGGGCCTGCACGTAGAGGATCGAGCCGGAGGTGACCACGGGCTGCACGTTGCTTGACCCTGAGTACCCCTGGGGTTTGATGCTGACCGAGGTCGGGGTGACCGCGGGTGCTCCTTCCGCGAAGACACGGAACTCGCCGCCGGCGGTGAGCGCGATCAGGTCAGAGAGCGGCACCAGGTGGCGGATCTGGTTGTACTGGCTGTTGGCCACGCGCAGTTCCATGCCGTCGGCCTCTTGCGAGGGGATGCTCGATGTCAGGTTCGCCTCGGTGCCTGTACGGGTAGCCCACAGCACCTGGGGCTTGTCGTTGGTGCCCGCGAACCACCGGCGCTGCTCGTGGTAGGTGGTGGCGCTCGGGTAGTCGCCCGTGACGCTGTTGAGCGCGATGATGTCCTCTGGCGGCGACTTGGTGGTGTCGGCCAGGACGTTGTCGTCCTTGAGCGTGAGCGCTGCAACACTGGCTGTGCCGCCGGTCGAGGACAGGACGCTGACGCTTCTCCGGGCAAAGGTGAACGTGGTCGTGTTCTCGACCGTCACCGACCAGCTGCCGTCGAAGTAGGTGGTGCCCTCAAGCAGGACGATGTTGCCGGTGGTGTAGCCGTGCACGGCGGCGGTCACTACGCGCACGCGCTTGGCGACGAACAGGCTTGCCAAGTCGTAGGGCGTGGAGCTGGTGATGGTGATCGGCAGCGCACCGGTTTCGGATGCGATCTGCCCGATGTAGCCGTAGGTGCCCCCGCGCTGCTTGTAGACGTTGTACCGGGTACTGCCCGCGACCGCATCCCAGGTGACGGTGTTGAAGTTGCCGGCCAGGGTCAGGTTGTTGGTGGCGCTGGCGCTGGCACTCATCAGCGATTCGGTCACACCGTCAGAGGCCACCGCGGTGACCCCATAGTTCTGGCCGGTCAGGTTGGTGGCGACCGCCACGGTGGGCGTGACGGCCACGTTCAAGGGCACGTCGCTCGGCGCTGCGAACGAGACGTCGGTCAGGGTCCAGTCGGTGGCACCCAGTCGGGCGAGCTCGCGCGCGGGGTAGGTCGGGTGGACGATCGTGATGATGTCCGCGCTCTGCGCGAAGTGCAGGTCGAACAGGTCGGCAGCAGCGTAGGTGCTGGTGAGCGTGTAGGCCCTTGCGGACGTCGACCCACTGGCCGTGGTGGCTGCTGCCCACAAGTCCTTGGTCGTGAACGTGTTCGCGGCGGTGACCGTGACCTTGTGCCAACGCGAACCGATGTAGACCCAGTCGCCGGTGGTGTAGCCGTGGTTGCCGGTGGTGGTGACGATCGAGCCCACGATCGAGGTGATCGCCACGGTGTCCTCGAGCAGTGTGGCCCCGCCAAGGTGGAAGCGGACGTAGAGGTCGCCGAACTCCAGCACCACGGTCTGGGTGGCGGAGAACGAGAACGGAATCAGGCGCACGGCGCTGGCGCTGGTCTTGGCCTCGTTGACGAACTCGAACCCCGGGCGGCGAGTGGCTGGGCCGTGGGGGAGCGTGATGAAGTTGCGGCACAGGGACAGGCCGGTCTGGAACGCGGTCAGGTCGAGTCGCCCGGCCAGTTCGTTGGTAATCTCCCCACCCGCAAAGCTGCGCAGCAGCGACTTGGTGCTCATGCTCGGCTGCGCAGTTGCGCGGGTGTGAACTCGGTCTGGGTGGAGCTCGCGTTGGCGGAGGCCGTGGCGGACACGTCGGCCAGGCTCATCGCGCGCTGGCGCATGGCGTCGCCGATTTTCATGCCTTCGCTGCCCTTGATCACCGGCCCGGCCAGGTAGCTGGCCAGCAGGTAGGACAGGGCCGAGGTGAAGCTCGGTGTGAATTTGGTCGCGTCTGTCTGGTCGCGCACATAGAGCAGCACGGCGTCGGGTTCGTTGCTGTAGAGCGTCGTTCCCTCAATCTCGTAGCTGGCGCTGGCGCTGTCGTTGACGGAGAGTGTGGCCTCGTCCTGCGTGAACACGGTCACCCCCAGTGCGGGGGTCAGCACGCGCAGGGGGCGCAAACAGTCAGAGGGCTTGGTGTAGGCGTAGGCCCAGGCGTCACTGGTGTTGGTGATTGAGGCCAAGGTTGCACGGGCGAGGGTGAACGCCCAACTGCCGGGTTCTAGCATCTCGGTGCGCGCTTGATCGTAGAAGATGGCGCAGTGACCCGCCTCGGCGCTGCCGTCGGGTGGCGAGATGGCGGACACGCGAGCGTCCGCGCCGATATGGCTCAAGGCCATGTTGCAGATTTGGACGACTGAGGGCATGTGGGTTCTCCAATGCCGGCCAGTTTAGGCGGGGGGTGCTAGAGCACGGACACGCAAAGAAAAAGGGCTCACGGTGAGGTGAGCCCTTTTTTGGTTACGCCAGGTCGGACTTGGCGTTGACGTCGATAAAGCTCTTGGCTTTGTCGGAGCCCAGCTCGGACAGGGCTTTTGGCTCTGGCTTTGCGGGTTTCTCCTTCGCGGCCTTGGCCTCGATCGATCCCGTGGGCACGAACCACGAACCCTTGACCCCTTGCGGGATCTCGAGCTCGTCGCCTACGCGCACGCGGCGCCCGTTGTAAAACGCTGTCTTGGTGGCAACGACTTTCACGGGCTAGTCCTTAGAGCTGGAACGGTGCGTCAAACGACTTCTGGGTCACCGGTGTGGGTGTCAGGAAGGCGTTGACCTTGCCGGTCGTGGTCGTGGTCGTCGCGGTCGTGCAGAGCACGCCCAGGTAGCGCTCGTACTGACCCTTTGGCAGTTCGACCTGCATCAGGGTCTTACCCGCGGCCAACAGCGGGCTGACCGTTGTCGCACCTGTCACCAGCAGCGGTGTCGAGGCGTGGGTCGTGCAGTTGGCCACGACACCAGCGCCCAGGGTGGCCAGTGCGTCGGAGACCAGGAACAACTGGACCGTGCCGGCGGCCGCGGCCGTGGCGATCTCGGTGTCGACGCTGATCACAGCGTACAAGCCTTCGACGTCATTGACGCCGTCGGTGCCCAGGTCGATCACGTCACCGATCAGTGCCGTGCCCGCTGCCGCTGCCACCGTAGTGGCATCAGCAAATTCGTTTCGTTCGTCGAGGATCATGGTAGTTCCTTAATGTGTGGGGTTGCGGGCTTAGACCACGCGGGATTCGGTCGACACCAGCGCGTCGGAGCGGCGCACGGGGATGTCGTCGAACGTCATCACTCGTTTGCCAGACACGGTTTCCCACGAGAGATTGCTGGAAACCTTCTCGAGGATACCGAGGCGCAGGTTCTCGCGGATGTTGCGAGGAACGTACCAGCAAGCACGACCCTTGCCCAATGCAGGGATGCGCTCGGAGGCTTTGATCATCGCTGTGATCAGGGCCTTCTGGTTGGTAACGGCGGTCGCATCACCGGCGTTCAGCACGCTGAAGTCGATGTTGGCGATGCGCACGAAGTAGCGCCAGTCGCGGATCGTGAGACCCGAGTCCATGCGGTAGTGGGTGCGGTAGCCTTCCATGCGGCCGTTGGCGCCGTCCACGTTCTCGATCGTGACCTGACCCTTGTCGGTCATCTGCAGACCGCCCATGGAGCCCTTCGGGTAAATACCGAAGCCGGTCTGTGGACCCCAGACGCACAACCAGATCGACATGTTGTCGGAGCCGGTGCCACCGAAGTCGATGATGTTGTCTGCATTCTGTGCGGACAAGCTGTTGTAGCGAGGTGCCAGGCCGGTGAAGGCTTCAGGCTCGGTGCCCTCGTTGCCGTAGAACAGCGTCTGTGCGTGCTCCTGGGCCATGCCTTCGATGTGGGCGGCGTCCTCAGACAAGCGGAACGCGGCGCTGTTGCCGTTCAGGTCGGCGAGTGCCTTGTCGACTTCAGCGTAGGCTTCCATCATGCCGCACGAATCCGTGACCTGTGCGGTCGTGGACTTGCCGGGCTGCACGCCACCGTACAGCTTGCGCCAGGTAGGAGTGGGCAGACCGGTGCGCACGGTGGTGCGGTGACCCGTCACGAGGTTGCCTTCCTGGAAGGACATGTCCTCGAGGATAGGGTTCTGGGCGGCCATCAGTTCGACGATGGCGTCGATCTTGCCGTTGGGGTCCAGACGCTTGGACACGTCCAAGAGGGTGGGATTGGTGACAGAGAGAGTAGCCATTTGGAATACCTTTCAATTAATTCATGGAGGGGAACATGCGCTTGGCCATGTCGATCGCCTGGCCCTTGGCGCCACCGGTCACGAAACGGTCTTCACTGATGGCCTGACCGATCTTGTAGAAGGCCTTGATCACTGCGGGGTGGTTGCCAAAGCCCGTGCTGTTGAGCACGTCCTTCAACTCCGGGGTCCCGAAGGTATCGAGCGCCTTGCGCGCCACGCCCAGGTTCTCGGCGAGTTTGTCGCCACCGATTTCTTTGTCGGTCTTGACGCTCTCGGTCCATGACTCCACCAGCTTGGCGTGGTTGTCGGCTTGGCGTTGGGCCATCTTGGCACCCACGTCTGCAAACTTCTGCGCGTCTACTGCTGAGAGCTTGAGCTCCTTGGCGATCGCGGTGAACTCGGTGGCAGCTTCCTGGTCGAGTGCGACACCGTCGGGCATCTTCAGTTCATAGCTCTCGGGCACTGCCGGGGCAGTGACTTCGGGCGTGGCTGCAGGCGCCGCCGTGTCTACGGTCTGGTCATCAGTTTTCAGGTCCCCAGCGTTGTTGGTACTTGTGCTGGCTTCCGCTGTCGTCGATTCAATCATTTGTGATTCTCGGCAATCAATTTATGAAATCCGTTGGGTGAGGCTTCGCTGACTTCTGCAAGAAGAAACAGGCCCATGTCGCGCTTACCTTCGTTGTGTGCCATCACGCTGCCGGAATGGTTGAAGGAGCTGCGATAGATGCCTGCCCTATCGAGCAGTCGCCAAATGATGCGTCGTCCTTGGACGTTGCCCGCCAGCCACTGCAGATCGGAGACCTCCAACTTGCGGATCTCGCGGGCCGTGCGCTCTTCGAGCAGGGCTTCGCGCTCTTGCAAGCGGGTGTCGGTAGGATCGTAAGGGGTTGACATGACGCGCATCGTAGTGCGCGCTGTTTGCCACACGGACACGCTACATGCCTGCGCGTGCTCGGGCCTCGATTTCGTAGGGGCTGTTGCGGTAGCCGTAGCGCATCAAGTACCAGACCACCTTCAGTGTCCAGACCACCGCGCCGTCGCGTTGGATTTGTTCGAGGTGGACCTGTTCATGTGCGAGCAAACGCTCGTGGCCCAGGTGCTCGGGTCTGCAGTAGATCACGCGCCACGGGGTGGTCACCGCCCACGCGCCGGTGGCGCGCAGGAACCAGAGGATCAGTCCGGCGGCTTCGGTCATAGCGAGGACGCGCTCGGTGCGCCGTAGCCCATGAGGCTGGACATCAGGTCCTTGGCCTCGGCGACGTTGCCGAGGTTGGTGTCGCCGACCGCCTTCATGGCGTCGACCGTGGCGGGCATCGCGGCAGCCGTTTGTGCTGCCTGCTGCGCCTTCGCCCGTTCGGCCCTGATCTGCGCGACCACGTCGTCGGGGATGATCAGCTTCGGGTTGACGCCGAACATCTCGCTGTAGTCGTCGATCGCTTGGTCGAGGTCGACCTTGTCGAGGATGTCGGGCTTGAGCGCAGCGAGCTGGCCTACGGTGCCCAGCAACCGGTCGATGCCTTGGCTCGCCACCGCGCGCTGTGCTTGCGCCAGCACAGAGATGAACTCGACCTTGAGGTTGATGCCCTCGATCTCGGGCGGTGCCTCGGGCAGGATGCCGGCAGAGCTTGCGTAGTTGAACGCGATGTCGATCAGCGGGCTCAAGAGCTCGTTCTGCAGGCGCTCGAGCACGGGTCCTAGCATCAAAAGTTTCTCTTCATGGCGCTCGGCGATCTCGGTGGCCGTGGTGCCAGAGCGTGTGTCGTTGGCCAGCATCAGGAACAGGTCGGCGTAGTACGACTGGCGGATGCGCTCGCGCACGTCCTGGATGTCGCCCATCAGGTGCTGCAGGTTCAGGTTCACGTCGAACGCACTGCGCACGCCTTGGCCACTGCCCATGCTGTCGACGTAGAACACACCGCCCGGCAACCGTGCGCGGGCTGCTTCCTTGTACTTGGTGGGCACCTGCAGGGGTGGGTTGACCTGGTAGTCGATCGCCTGGCCCTTGCGCAGTTGCTGGTGCTGGAGCTGCTTCACATCGCCCAGGCACTCCATGCCGGGGCTGGCGCCGTAGATGTCGTTGCCGGTGACCACCCACCGCGGGGCGAGCACGGGGAAGTTGTCGAAGCCTGACTCACTCAGGTACTTGTCGAAGTTGTCCTTGCCGGGCTCGAGGTAGAGCGAGGCCCAGCGCTTGTTCTTGCTGTCCTTCTTGCTGAAGTCGCGCCCGGTGCGGGGTTCGATCATGTGCACCACATCGACCCAGGCGTCGAGCTGGTGGCGCTGGTACAGGTTCTTGACGGTGTCGGACACGTTGTCGAGACCGAACTGCTCGACCACCTGGCCGACCGTCATCTGGAACTCGCGCACGCAGGTGTCGACCACGCCCTTGGCACTGGTGGCGAGGCTGTACTCGCCCGCGGTCAGTGGGTAGTGGTGGATCACGTTGTCGAAGTCGGGCAGCACGACCGAGGCAGCGGTGCCGAACAGGCCCAGCTCCTCGTACATCGTGTGCAGGCTGCGGTAGGTGTTGCTGGCGCCGAACACGGCACGCAGCACGCCTGCGGACTCGTGCAGCCAGGTCTTGACCGCGCCAGACTCCATCAGGTCCTTGTCCTCGATCTCGAGGCGGAACCATGGGCGGGCCGGGCTGGTCATGCCAGACATCATGCCGGCGGCGAGCGTGCGCACACCGAACACGGCAGTGTTGTCGAGGATGTTGTTCGTGCGCTTGTCGCCCTTGTTGCGATCGCCTGCGAAGAAGCGGCCCGCGCGGGGCTGCTGGTAGTCACTGATCTCGCGCCAGTGGCTGATCCACGAGGATCGCTCGTTGATCAGCGCGGCCTTGCGGGCCAGCGTGCGCTGTCGGCGGTTGATCGGTTCGTCCATCAGTAGCCTAGCAGGCGAAGCGCGACACGCTGGGCGCCGAAGGGCAAGCGTGTGGTCTGGTGCAACAACCAGACGCGAATGCGGCCGGCCCTGGTCATAGGGGCGTAGAAGTTTTTAGCATCCATGATCAGCCGCCCAGCAGCGAGGTGCGACCGGTGGCGGCCGTGGCCACGCCAGAGGGACCGGTGAGCAGCGAGCCGCCGGTAATGCCCGCGCGGTTCTTCTTGCCCTTGTCCAGCAGTGCAGCGCTATCGGGCTGCTTGATCTCTTGCGGGGGTGGTGGTGGCGCGGGGATGTCGGGGCTCATGCACATGTTGCGGTTCCTCAAAGGTTCCGCGCATTGTGCAGAGCGTGCAGCCTTGCACGGACACGCTACCGCTTGCTGTATGGGTCGTAGTCGAGCACGTTGTCGGGAACGCTCTCCCGGTCGAGGTATCGCAGCGCTCGCACCTTGGGGGTGTCCATGCGTGCCAGGATGACCGCGCTGGCCCGGTCGGGGCTGCGACCTACGCGCGACACGATCGACTCACGAGACTCGACCTTGATGGTCAGGCCCGACATCTCCCAGCGTGGGGCGCAGAGTTCCTTGAGCAGCTCGGGGTCGGGCGGTAGGCAGATCCCGTTGTTGGCGTCGGGGTCGAGGTCCTCACGCATCTGCCACCACGATTGGCTGCGCAGGTTGAAGAAGCTCAGGCGCCCCGACTTGTCCATGCTGGTGGCCTTCTCGCTCACGTTGATGCCATAGACTGGCTGGCTGGCCTCGGTCAGCACGTCGAATGGGCTGGCACCTACGCCGATCACGTCCAGGTGGATGGGTGCGTGGTCTCGGTGCTCGGCAATCACCAAGCCAGCGACGACGCGCCCGTTGGGGGTCTCGGTGCCTGGGTACATGGACAGCCGGTCGTACCAGTGCTCGGTCTCCTCGGTCTTGTGGCGCCGCGCGATGGCGGTGCTGTCCTTGCCTCCACGCGCCACGTCCACGCCCATCGACAACATTTCGCCCTTGCGAGCGCGTTCCTTCCATCGGTTCATAGCGATCTCGGCCCACGCGGTCGGTACTACCTGCCATGGGTCGTCCTGCTGGCCCGCCTCGAAGTTGCCGTTCAGCATCTGGCTGCGCAGGGGCTCGGGCAACGCCTGCAGCTGGGCCATGTACCCGGTGCTGACCAGGAACGGGTTGTCAGTGATGCGGGATGGCACGAAGGTGCGGCTCTCAGGCTGCACGATCTCCTCGGGCCGGTAGTCGTCGGGGTTGAAGTCGTAGGTGCGCACGCCGGCAATGAGTACGAACGGGCGGTGGTCGTCATCTGCAATCCACACGTCGTTGCCGGTCTCCGGGTCAACGTACACGTAGCGCAGCTTGCCGGGGCCGGTCGGGTACAGCGTATGTCGCTTGTCCAGCCAGGGGGCAAAGAACCCAATCACCCACCGCCCTTCGGCGTTGGTGGGTGGGTTGAACGTCATCAACGTGCGCGTGCGCTGCCCGGGGCGTGTGGTGCGCACCCAGCCCTTGACGAAGCGCACCTGCTGCTCGAGGAAGTTGGCCGCCTCGTCGATCACCAGCAGGTCCTTGGGCCTCCCCTGGTATTTTGTCTCGTCACCCAGGTTGGGCATGGAGTTGAACTCGATCTGCCGGTCGTCGGCGTCGCGGTACACCGCGGGCTTGCCGTTGATCAGGTCGCGCGAGCCCACGATCTCGGCCAGTCGGTCGATCACGCCAGTGAGCTGCGGGCCCTCACGCCGAAAGAACTGCGTGCGGTAGTGCTCCTCGGTGGCCAGCCCGATGGCCAGGTCGGTCTTGCCACCACCAGCAGCACCTCCAAAACCGATCACGTCGGCCTTGGACTCGTAGGCCATGGTCTGGGGTCCAGGCAGTGGCCGCCACGCGTGTTGCTTGATGTCGGCTGCAATGAGGCTATTGAGCTCGTCGCGCTCGGCCGGGGTCAGGTAGCGCTCTAGACTGCGCGCTTCCTTCGGGGTCATAACAACCCCGCCTGGAACGTGCGGCGCTCTTGCACTGTGCGCTCGCCAAAGTGCTTGCGGGGGTTACCACACATGGGGCAACTGCAGACCGCAGGCGTCTCGGCCATGACCCTGCCTTGACCTGAGTATTTGCTGCGCTTGGCGTGGTGGATACGGACCACCTTCACCGCTTACCCTTGTCTGCACCGTCCAGCCACGCCAGAGCACCCACCGCGGCCACCACAAGGCCTGCCACGTAGATCAGGGCCTCCATCAGGCGAGGTCCTCGAAGTCTTTGCGCTGCGATGCCAGCGCCAGCAGCTGGGCCACGCGCGCGCTGCGTGTGGTCTCGTCGATCTGCAGTGCGCCGCCGTCCTTGCCCGTCAGCTCCACCTTGTTGCTCTCGCGGTAGTCATCGGGGAAGCGTGCAGCCATAGACCGGGACCACAGCTGCGGGTTGAGCTTCGTGCCCTCTGGGCTCTGCCACATGCCCGTCTGGCCCTGGTCCTCCCACCAGGCCATGGCCAGGTCCCTCGCACGCGCAATGGCGATGCAAAACTCTTCGTGCTCATCACACCAACGGTTGATGCTGGCGCGGTCACAGCCCAGTGCCGCAGCCATTTGCGCTTTGCTTTTTCCAAGCGTACCAAGCTCCACCACGGTGGTGCAGAACGTTGGGTCGTATTTTGTTGGTCGTGCCATGGTGTGCATATTCCGATCAAATCAACCCGGCACGGACACCCGAATGGTGCGCGCGACGGTCTGGCTGCGATTGCGCCCGGTGCAGATCCACCGAGCGCACGATTTGCTGACTTCAAACTTGGCCGCCAGCCACGAATAGCTGAAGCCCTCGTCGCGCAGGTCCAGCAGCACCGCCACCTCCGCGTCTGTGAGTTTGGCGCCCGGGTGCTCCTGACCAATCCGTGCGCCTTTTTCGTTGAGTGCTACCAGCTTTTGCATGACCAAGCCTTTCATGTAATTTTTTGCACGTTCCCGTAGGGTGTCCTCTTGTCCCTCCAAAACCATCGATTTTCCTATTCTCTCTCTAGAGATTTATTTCTTAAGGGGGTAATGGGAAAAATGCATATATTGGAGGGACAAAAGGACACTTTTAGTCTTCCAACACCTTAAGCCCGACCAACACGATGACGTTCTTGCGTTTTCCTGCAGATACCGTCTGTTTTTTGGTCGCCTTCTCGAAATGTGGGACCAACCGCTCAAGCTCCTGAACGAGTCGTGTTTTGCTCAAAGCCATGAACCCGCCCTCCCCGCACCACGCCCGGTAGGTGTCGTAGACCCCGCCGTAGTCGCCGCACAGGGGTGTCTCGAAGTCCTTGCCGAGCTCGCAGCACTCGGTCACAAACTGCCCCACACGGTCCTGCTCGGCCTGGTAATCCCTCGATGCAGCGAGCACTGCGTCAGGGGGCTGCAGCCCATCTTGGAACCAGATGCGAGCACCCTCCACCACCCAAGCCAGCACGCCCTGAATCTCGCCCTTCAACCGCTCGGCGACGCGCGTGTCCTTTGCGTAGTGGGCGCGGCCACTGGCCACCTCTTCGCTCGAAGCAAACCGGGCCATGTAAGGCATTAGCAGGACCCGGCGCCAGATGCCGTTGTCCTGACCCTTGATGATCGGCTTGTGGTTGGTCAGCAGCTGCAACTTGTGCGTCGGGTCAAACTCAAAGAAGTCGGCACGCATGAACCGTGCCTTGACCTTGTCGCTGCCGGTCAGTTGCTTGACCATGTCCTCCTTGAGGTGACCGCCCTCGCCGGTCTCGTGACTGGTCACCATGCGACGGCCGAACAAGTCGGCGATCTCGGTGGGGTGGCGGTCGCGCCCGTTGCCCACCAGCAACCCCGGGGCGCCCGTGGCGGCGTAGTCACCCATCACCTCAGCCACCGTGTCCAGGATCGTGCTCTTGCCGTTGGAGCCCTGCCCGTAATGCACAACGAAGGCCTGCTCACGGGTGCTGCCCGTAGCGCAGTAGCCAAACCAACGCTGCAGGAACCTGGCCAGCGGCCGGGTGGTCATCTCCTCTTCGAGCGTCACCCGTGCGATCACGGTGTCCCACGCTGCACTGCGCGCCGCCGGGTCGTACGCCAGTGGCACCAGCTTGGTGATGAAGTCATCCGGGTCGTGAGGCTTCATCACGCCGGTGCGCAGATCCACCACGCCGTTGGTGCAGTTCAACAGCCACGGGTTGCGATCGATCTGGTTCTCATTGACGGTCAGCATTTTCTTGGCCAACCCCACGGCCGCCTCGATCGCCGACTTCATCTCACTCTTGGCCGCCCACTTGGTCAGTGCGTCCGCAATCTTGCCGTTGCGCTCTGTCTCCTCAGCGGCGCTGGTCTTCTTGGCGCGCCACCCATCGCCCTCGGCGTGGATCAGTTTGGACAGCTTGCAGGCGTAGCGGTACACCTCCCCGTCGTCCTTCTCCCAGCGAAGCCCAGACCACGCATACCACTGCCCCGCCACCACGATCAGCCGCTTGCCAAACTTGGACACAATGCGCCCGGCGTTGGCCTGGTCGGTGGTCAGGTGCTTGGCCTCGGGTATGCCCTTACGGGTGATCTTGTGCTCGTCATCCGATGCCGGGATTCCGGCTTCGGCACTCACGTCCTCGAAATCGTCCAGCACCTCGTTGATGCCAAGCCTCGCCAGAAACTGCCCACGCCCACGGCCCACGCAGGTGGCGTGCAGGCACTTGAAGTGACCCACCGCATACCCGCCCGTGTTCGGGGGGTAGTAAATCGTCGAGCTCTCGCCCGACTCGCTGGTGTGGTCGCTGCTGAAGGGGCACTCGATGTTCAGCCCGCCCTCACGGCGTTGGCTCTTCACCAGGCCACCGTCATAGAGCGCCTGAGCGATCGGGTCTTCTTCAGCCACCTCACGCAGTCGTTGCCCACGCCCACCCGTGCCGGTCGCCTGCGCCAGCATCGCCTCGTCCACCTCGAGCACAACCTCATCCCCGAACAGCCCAGGCACGTAGCCAGAGCGCACAGGGTAAGGGTCCGACTGCCCAGCCTCGAACACGGGCAACGCCGTGTAATGAACCTGCACCGGGTTGAACAGCGCCAGGTCGGCTTTGGTCTTGGTAGCCAAGCCCCACGCCTTGAGCTGCGCCGATGTCAGAGGTGTGGCCAACCAAAACCACAGGTGCACCCGCAACTGGTCGCCCTTGGTGGGGTGGCCCGCGCTGTTGGACAGCTGCCAGTGGTAACCGGCCGCGTGGAAAGGCTCGGGCAGCATGGTGAAGATGAACTCGTCGATCGCCTTGGTCGGGCACGTCAGCGCGTCAGCCATCACCGGGGTGAACTTGTCAACGTCGATCAACATGCTGTGCAGTGGTTGGTCGTCGAAGTAATCAAGCGCACGACGCACGAGCCCAGGCTTGAAGTCAGGGTCGCGTATCGCCATGAGATCCGGCGCCACAGCAGCCCCCCTAATAACGCACGCGTTGGGCTGCTTCTCGATCTGAGTCAACAGCTTCGACAGGTCGTCCAAGGTGTGGACCGTGCGCTTGATCAGTTTGAAATACTTGGCGTCACCGTAGCCCGACATTGTGCCGTCGGCCTTCCAGGTCTTTGCAAGCTGGCTGGTGCTGTGGTGTAGGGTTGAAAGGTTGTCGCTCACGCCAAGCCCCCCAACTGCAGATGCTTGATAATCTCTTCCAGAGTGTCGAACCACTCCTCTTTCGCGTAGTGCCAAACACGCCCGTCTGGCAGTACCAGGGCGTGATAGTCCTCGTCAGCGGTTGGGTTTACAGGATTGACATCGTCTTTTGCGATAGACCAGGCTATTACCGGCTGCTTATCGATGTAAGGCGCACCCTCAGTGCAGTCGAGGTAAAGGGTCCAGTAGCCGGGTTGCGCGGGGATCACGGTTGTAGTCATGGCGAACTTTCAAATTGCCATGGGTGGGGGCTCCGAAGTCGCCAAACCAACCCGCTGTCCACGGGCCGGAACCCCCACCCATGGCAGGACAGTAAAAGGTTTGGCCCCCAGACTTTACCACTAATTTACAGCCTGCTACATTCCCAGCTATGTGTGCTGGCGCACATACCGCCCCTGGCAATGTGGGGACACTGCGCGCGGGCTAAAGAGCCCGGCCCCACTTGCGAAGATAAACCCCCGTGAATTCGACCTCACCGCGCTGCTTGGAATTGACGTACTCACACACCCAAAAGGCACGCTCCCTGCGCACCAGAACCAAGGTATTGCCGCTGGGCAGCAGCACCCGCATGCCGGTGAGCAGGACGCTGATCATTGATCGCGCGCCGCTGACATCAGGCAGGCCAGGGCGTAGCCCAGGGCCACGCCAGCGTAGAACAGCGCAGCCCCCACGAGCAGGCTCACAGCGCCAGCTCCAGCTGGCGGGCATCGACAATTGGGAAATCAGACACCACGGCACGCTGGCCCAGGCACTTGGCGGCGTAGCTGCATCCCCGGCACGCCTCGCACACGTCCGTGCGGTAGACGATCGGAAGGCGGCCTTTGCTGGCCTTGGCCATCTCCATCGTCGAAGACTCAATACGCCCGGCCATGTCCGCACTGGCCTGCCGGTGGCCGCCGGCGAGTTGGTACATCTGCCCGCGGGTGGTGCCGACTTTTTGAGCCAGCAGGTGTTGTTCGTCGGCCGTGGCTGCGGACATCCAGGCCTTGATAGATGTAATGGTTTTCATCCGCGCAGTTTAGCAGACGGTACAGATATTGCGTGATCTGCTACAAATTGATACCGTGCGCGACATGAAAAGCGTCTATGAACAGCGCAGGGACAACCTGCGCAAACTGCAGGTCGAGTGGGGCGGGCCCACCTCGCTCGCCAAGAAGCTCGGCCACAGCAATGGTAGCTACCTGGCCCAGCTCATCGGCCCGCACCCCTCGCGCGAGATCTCGGAGAAAGTCGCGCGCGAGATTGAAACCAAGCTCGCCCTGCCGTCGAACTGGTTGGACGCCGAGCACGGCGCATCGCCCAGGCAAGTCGACGACAACACGCTCGCCCTGTGTGTCGGGGCCGTCGCCGCGGCAGTGCGCGACGCGGGCGCGAAGGTCGCCCCGCAGGCTTACGGCACTTTAGTCACCCTGGCTTATGAGCACTGCAAGCTCACCGGTCGCATTGATGAATCCTTTATCCAAAAACTTGTGGGGCTCACCATAAAATGAACGACGAACAGTTGAAGCAGCGCATCGCGTACCTTGTGGAACATGGCGGACTGCATGATGCGGACCCACTGAGCGAGATCCGGCGCCACGTCCGCTGGCTTGCGCTCCTGAGCCTCGCGGGCGTGGGCTGCGGGCTGATGAACCTGTTCATGCACTTCGTGTAAAAAACACCACCTTCGAGCAAAGAGCCCGCCCTGTGCGGGCTTTTTTATTGCCTTCGGTTTGGCGATAGCGAAAATCAATGAGCACAGCATTTAGCAGGTGCTAAGATTCAGTCATACCAACCGAAAGCACAAAATGACAAACCTAGCCCTTGACCAATCCGCCCTCGGCCTCGCTCTCAACGCCGCTTTTGTGAACTCCTACGTTAGCAAGCTCGGTGGCACCCCCACCCTGATGCTCACGGTCTCCTTGGACAAGCGCAGCGACTGGGTCAACGGCATCCTCGAAAACGGCCGCTACGCTCACTTCAGCATCGACCAGGACGGCGCCATCGAAAACTTCTCTGGCACATTGCCAAAGTTTCGTAAGTGCAAGGCAGCCGACGACGCCGCTGTCGCTACCAAGCTGAATGCCTGGATCGCAAAAGTATCGGCCTGATCCCAGCGATCTGCCCACGGGCAGATCAGTGTGATCCGCACCCTTCAACTTGCAACGTAGAGAAAGACCCATGACATGAAACTCATTCTGAATATCGGCCTGGCCCGCACCAACAACAGCAACATCGGTGTCGGCACCGCTCTGCGTGACCTGGCCAGCCACGGTTTCAAAATCGAACACCACGCCGTTGTCCACTCCGACACCGAGATCACGGGGGTGGCCGAGGTCGACGACAACGACCAGCCCGGCACCGACAACCGCGTTCACGTGCTATCGAACCGGCTCGGTCAGGACTGCATCGCGGTCTACAACCCCGAGACCCGCGAGGGAGACCTGATCGGGCCCCGCGCTGCTGCCTGGGGCGCGTTCAGCCCTGAGTTCTTTATTTTGGCCGACGGCACCCGCCTGGCATCTCCCCTGCAAGCCGCTGCCTAAAATATTTTTGCAAAAGATTTCCAACCACCTGTAGCATCCGCTACAATTTCAACTTCACTACTGAAAGCACTAAATGCAAGACCTCAACGTCATCAACAAGCTCAACAACGAAGCAGTCCAACGCGACATCCCAAAGCAGCAAGCTGCGGGCAAGTACGTGGTCGCGCAGTTCGCTGGACTCTCCTTCATCGGCTACAGCGTCCACGACACCGAGGGCGCCCGCAACCAGGCAGCGATCGACCACACCAACGCCTCCCCGACGAACCGCGCCGAACTTTTCAACCCTACCAACTAACCCAGCCCCAGCCCAACTACCAAGGAAACAACGTGCTTACCATCACCCTGACATTCAAATCCATCGAAGCCGCCCGCGCTGCTTTGCTCGAGATCCCCTCCTCCTCCCTCGTTGGGGGTGACGCCCCCGAGGCGGCCGAAGCACAAAAGGCAGCGCCAGCCCGTGCCGTTAAAGCCCCAGTAGCTACTAAAACAGTAGCGGGCCTTGCCCTCGATAGTGGCGAGTTCATCCCTGCCGCGGATCTCAAGGTCGAAGCCCCAAAGCCCGCGCCGGTGGTCGAGGCTACGACCTCTTCGGCGAAGCCCTCCGCCTCAGTCGACTACCCCACCCTTCAGAAAGCGGTATTCGCCCTGGCCGGTAAGAGCCGCGACGCTGCCGCCGCGGTGGCCGCCAGCTTCTCCGTGAAGACCTTCAAAGAGCTGCCAGAAGCCAAGTGGGCTGACGCCCTGGCCGCAGTGAACGTCGCGTTGGCTGCCTGATCATGCGTGCATCCGTTCGTGAACTGTTGTCCGCTGCCGCGCTTGCTCTTATAGGGGGCGCTGCCGCACATGACGCCCCCGCCCAGCCTCGCAACTACCGCCCCGCAAGGGGTAAAACCGGCGCGCTGAAGATCCGGCGCGCTGCCGCTAAAACCCGCAACGTGGCCCGCCACAAAAGGAACTGCCGTGGCTGAACTCGCACACTCCAAGTGGTCGGCCTCGGGCTTTGAGCAGCGCATGCTCTGCCCAGGCAGCCATGTCTTGCAGGCGGGAAAGCCTAACACCTCGAGCAAGTACGCTGCCGAGGGTACCGCGGCGCACCAGGTACTGACCTGGGCGCTGCAGCAGGAAAAGCCCGCCGCTCACTTCCTGACCGCGATCATCGAGACCGACGGGTTCACGTTCGAGGTCGACGAGGACATGGCCCGCCACGTCCAAGTCTGCATCGACTACGTCCAGGATCTGAAGGGCACCGACGGCATCGTGTTCGCCGACATCCGTGTCAACTACAGCCAGTACCTCGACACCCCCGAGGTCGAGGCTTGGGGCACCGCTGACGTGATCGTGGCCCGTGGCGCCGAGCTGATCGTCGTTGACTTCAAGTATGGAATGGGCGTCGAGGTAAGCGCCGAGCGCAACCCGCAGATGTCGCTCTACGCCCTAGGCGCCCTGCAGGCCTACCACGGGCTGGTCGCGGACTTTGAAACTGTGCGCATGGCCATCAGCCAGCCGCGCATCAAGACCGCGCCTAGCGAGTACGACCTCTCGGTCGCGGATCTCGAGGCATGGGGCCGCAGCACAGCACGCAGCGCAGTGATCACGTGCAGGAACGCCGCCGCCTGGGTTGGCAACGACCTGACCGAGTTCAACGGCACATACCTGCGCCCCGGCGAGAAGCAGTGCAAATTCTGCAAGGCCAAGGCTACGTGCCCTGCGCTGCGTGCCGAAGTGGCAAGCACCGCCGCGTTGGAAAGCTACGCAGCAAGCCCAGAAGAGTTTGCGGACCTTGACGTAGTAACCCCGAAGGCGGACTGCGACGAAGCCTGGCTCGCCGCCTGTCTGTCCAAAGCCGATCTGATTGAAGACTGGTGCAAGGCGATCCGCGCCGAGGTCGAGCGCCGTCTGCTGGCTGGCGCACCGGTACCAGGCTACAAGCTGGTGACCGGAAAGAAAGGCAACCGCCAGTGGAGCGACGCTAAGGAAGCCGAGGCAATGCTCAAGACGATGCGCATCAAGATCGAAGACATGTACGACTTCAAGCTGATCTCGCCCACAACGGCCGACAAGCTGGCCAAGTCCGAGGTCATTGGAAAGCGCCAATGGCCAAAGCTGCAGGAACTGATCGTTCAGCGCGAAGGCTCGCCGCATGTGGCGCCAGCGTCAGACCCGCGCGCTGCTCTGGACGTCCGCTCTGCTGCCGATGACTTTGAAAATATATCTGACGATCTCGCCTAAAACGCTGTAGCACCCGCTACAATCTAAACTGTACCAATTTTTCACAAGGAACTTTTCACCATGGCAACCCCTACACCCACCGGCCGCATCCTGCTCAAGAACGTGCGCCTCGCATTCCCCAACCTCTTCGAGCCCACCACCGTGGCCGGCGAAGGCCAGCCTCGCTACAGCGCCACACTGTTGATCCCAGCAGACCACCCGCAGATCGCTGAGATCGAGGCCGCCCAGGCCGCGGTCGCTGCCGCCAAGTGGGGTGCCAAGGCCCCCGCGATCGTCAAGGGCCTGGGCAAGCAGGACAAGCTGGCACTGCACGATGGTGACACCAAGTCGAAGTACGACGGGTTCCCCGGCAACTCGTTCATCAGTGCAGCAGCGCGGGAGAACGCAGCACCCACGGTCATCGACCGCGACCGCTCGCCACTGTCCGCCAAGTCTGGCCGCCCCTACGCCGGTTGCATGGTCAACGCCTCGATCGAGCTGTGGGCGCAGGACAACAACTACGGCCAGCGCGTGAACGCCCAGCTCCGTGGAATTCAGTTCTACGCTGACGGCGACTCGTTCAGCGCAGGCCGCCCAGCCGACGCCGACGAGTTCGAGGAAGTCACCGAGGGCGCAGGCGCCGACGACTTCGCGTAACTCGGTCAGCCCTGGCAACAGGGCTGTTTGTTGAGCGGTAGCTGCATGGCGTTACCCGGCCCCGACAAGTCGGCGCCCGTTAAAGTCTAGGCAGTACGTAGCGGCGATCGCAGCCCAGCTACCGCTCACCAAACACAGCAGGGGCTTGCTCTCCAAACCTCGACTGACCCACGAAGTAAAAAGCTAGAGATTGGGACCGGTTATCTGCCTGCGGCATTATCACAGGTGATCGGTCTGAACAGGTCCGCGCAGGCCATAAAAGATGACAGCGGGTAATCTCTGGAACGGGTCACTAATTTTTGAAAGCGAATGATGCGAATTCTCTACGGCGACACAGAAACGTACAGCGAGTGCGACCTCTCCAAGTGCGGCAGCGCACGCTACGCCGAAGACGACAGCACCGAGATTACCATTGCACAATGGGCGCTCGATGACGACGAGCCCACCGTCTGGGACTGCACCGCCAACGGCCGGCCCCAAGCGTTCATCGACTTGCTACTGGCGCCTGACACGGTGTTGGTATTCCACAACAGTTCGTTTGATAGAGCGGTGATCCGCGAAGTCTGGGGCATCGACCTGCCGCCCGAGAAGTTTCTCGACACAATGGTCAAGGCCCTGGCGCACGGCCTGCCAGGCTCACTGGATAAGATCGGGCAGATCGTTGGCCTCGAAGCTGATCTGGCCAAGGACAAGCGCGGCCGCGAGCTGATCATGCTCTTTGCAAAGCCTCGGCCAAAGAACAGCATTTTAAGAAGGGCTACCCGTGAAACTCACCCTAAAGAATGGTCTGAATTTTTATCGTACTCGCGCCAGGACATCATCGCCATGCGCGCGATCGACCAGCGGCTGCCCAGTTGGAATTACCGCCCCGGTCACCCAGAGCTCGCATTGTGGCACCTCGACCAGCGAATCAACACAAGAGGCATTGCGGTCGATACACACCTCGCTGAGTCAGCTATCGCTGCGGTAGCTAGAGAACAGAAGCGACTCAAGGAGGAGGTCAACACCGCGACCGAAGGCTTGGTAACCAACACCAGCCAACGCGACAACCTACTGACCTTCATCTGCGCCGAGCACGGGGTGAACTTGCCAGACCTCAAGGCCGACACCCTGCGCCGCCGCATCGACGACCCCGAGCTGCCCGAGGCGGTCAAGTTGCTGATCAGCATTCGCCTAGAAGCCACGAAGACCAGCACGGCAAAATATAAGGCCCTGCTCAACGCGGTGAACCGCAACGGCCGGCTGTGCAACAGCATGCAGTTTGCTGGCGCCTCACGCACGGCACGCTGGGCGCACCGGCTATTCCAGCCTGGCAACATGCCGCGGCCTGACATGAAGAACCCGGCGATCGCTGAAGGTATCGAGGCGCTCAAGGCCAACTGCGCGGATCTCTTTTTTGAGAACGTCATGCGCCTGACGGCGAACACTGTGCGAGGTTGCATCGTGGCGCCGCCCGGCAAGAAGCTGGTGATCGCTGACTTGTCCAATATCGAGGGCCGCGGCCTGGCGTTCCTGGCCGGCGAGCGTTGGAAGCTCAAAGCCTTCGCAGACTTCGACGCCGGCATCGGCGAGGATCTCTACAAAGTAGCATACGGCCGGTCGTTCAACGTCGACCCGAAAGAAGCCTTCGGTCAGAAGCGCCAGATCGGCAAGGTCATGGAGCTGGGCCTGGGGTATGAAGGCGGTGTCGCCGCGTTCCTGACCTTCGCCGTGGTCTACCGCATGGACCTGATCGAGCTGGCCACCGCGGTCTACGGCACCGCCAGCCCCGAGGCCATGGCCAACGCGCTGGGCATGTGGAAATGGGCCACAAAGATGAAGCGCACGCTCGGCCTGCCCGAGAACATCTATGTGGCCTGCGAGATCCTCAAGCGTGCGTGGCGCGACGCGCACCCCAACACAACCGCACTGTGGAAGGCCGCCGGTGACTCCGTGCGCGCTGCGATCAACAACCCGGGCCAGACCTTCGACATCGGCGAGCACCTCAAGGCCCGCCGCGACGGCGCCTGGCTGCGCATCCGCCTGCCATCTGGCCGGTATCTTTGCTACATCAACCCGCGCGTCGATGACGACGGGCAGATCACATATTTTGGCGTCAACCAATACACGAGGCAGTGGGGCGCGATCAAGACGTATGGGGGCAAGCTCGTAGAGAACTGCACCCAGGCCTTCGCCCGCGACATCATGGCCAGCGCGATGCAGCCAATCGAGAATGCCGGCTACGAGATCGTGCTCTCAGTGCACGACGAGCTGCTGACCGAGACCCCAGACAGCCCCGAGTTCAACACCGCAACGCTGGCTGGGATGATGGCCACCGCGCCGACCTGGGCCAAAGGTATTCCGCTCGCCGCTGCGGGGTTTGAGACTACGCGCTATCGCAAGGATTGACGCGATAGTGAAAATCAATCGGGGAGGGTTGTTAGCAGATGCTAAACTACAAGCACACCAACCCAACCGGAGAATGAAATGCCCAACATCGACAACCTCATCGCCTTTGAAAATGGCGAGCTCGACCAAGACGAAACTGTCGCCTTCATCCAAGACGGTATCGACAAGGGTTGGGTCTGGCAGCTGCAGGGCTTCTACGGCCGCACCGCTGCCAGCCTCATAGACGCCGGCCTGTGCCACAACCGAAAGCCAAAATTGAACTGCTGCGACGCAAACGGAAATTGCAACCAAGCCCAGGATTGCCCGGCACGAAAGGACCCCGTGAACAAATCGAATCAAACCCAGTGGACGAACTACCAGAACAGCCGCAATGGGCTGAAGCACCCCCGCACGCTGAACGAAACCTTCGGACCCTACACCGACAACCGGATCGTCGAGGTCGACCCCCCGTTCGACTGGCAGGACAAGCTGGTGGTCGTGGCCGGCATCGTCGCGGCCTGCGCCTGTGCGTTGATCATCACCATCTGGAGTTGAAATGCGCAATGACACAAGCCGAGAGGCATTTGAAGCGTGGTGGAGCGATTACTCTGATTTGGACGGCGGTAAAGTCAGTGCATGGCAATCGTGGCAAGCATCCCGCAAAGCCCTCGAAGCCGAGCAAGCGCAGGCGGTGGAGCCTGTGGCAGTGTTTGATACAGCCATGACCGAGAAGATGGCGGTTATCGACTACGACTGCACAAAGCACAACCTTAAATCTGGCGACAAGCTCTACACCCACCCATCCCCACCACCAGCCGGTGAGCGTGCGGATTTGATTGCAGGTATCAAGCATGAGCTATCAAAGTGCGACAAGCAGGCTCAGCAGGGTTACCGCATTTCCCGTGACACCATTGAGCGCCTGAGCTGGACGTTTACGGATCTTGGCTATTCAAAACCCAAGGGAGGGCTAGATCGTTTTGGTGTGCAGCTTGATTCGTATCTTGGCAGCATTTGCAGGGGTGTAGCTGGACTGTTGGCACAGCAAAGGATTGATTCTCAGCAAGTAGCAGTGCCTGATGCCGACATGTTCTGGAATCACGACGATGCCGACAATCTATACAGCAGCATTTCCGAATTCCTGAATGACGAAATGTGTAATGGAACGCCTTTGGAAGTCGGTGACATTCGCACGGTGCAGCGGGCGGTGCGCTTGCCCAACATTGACATTCGTATCACGAGTGTGAACGACGACGAGTGTGATGCTGATTATGAGATCGTTGAAGCACAAGGAGCAAAGACGTGAGCCCACTGCAACAGGCAGCGCAGGCTGCCCTGGACGCATGGGAGAACCACGGCCCTTTCTACACCGGGCATCTGACAGAGTACCGCCTTGCCAAAACCAATCTTCTCAAAGCGCTGGCAGCGCTTGACCAAGAACCCGTTGACCCCATGATCCACAAGCCCACGGCCGACGGCGCGGCCACTGTCAGCCCCGCGATCAAGTGGATCAAGATCGATGAGAGCACGCCCCGGGGCACAAAGTTGATGCTGATCTCCCGCCGCTACGGCGTGGCGCAGTTCGGCATGCACAACCCCGCTGAGAAGTTTTTTACCCACTGGCACCCCCTGCCAACTTTTGAAAGCAAATAATGAGAGAAAGCGACATTGAAAATTACCTGGTCAAGCGCGTGAAAGAACTCGGCGGCGAGGTGCGCAAGGTCAAATGGATCGGACGCATCGGTGCACCCGACCGCTTGGCAATGCTGCCGACGCGCAACGATGCCGGCGGTTTTCGCGGTAACCGCACGATCTGGGTCGAGCTCAAGGCGCCTGGAGAGAAGGCACGACCCAGCCAAGTACGCGAACACGATCGCATGCGCGCCATGGGGCAACGCGTGCTGGTGATCGACTCGATCGAAAGTGTTGAGGAGTTGCTGGCATGAGCGGCGCGCCAAGGACTCCACGTCCGCAGTCGATGCCCCGGCTGTCTGATGCCGACGTCGCGGACATCCGCGCGATGCGAGCGCAAGGGATCTGCTACAAGCTGATCGAGCGCAAGTACCCCGTGCACCGTGTCACCTTGAGTCGCGCTGCGAACGGGAAAGTCACGTATGCGCCGTAGGGTCTACACTCCCCGCGCGTTCGCCCCGCTGGCGATGTCGCACATGGCTGGCGCGCAGCGCTGCGCCATATTCGCCAAGCCCGGCATGGGCAAAAGTGTGATGGCGCTGACGTTCCTCGACCACCTGCACAACGTGTGGGGCGAGGACCGCCCGACGTTGGTGCTGGCGCCCCTGCGCGTGGCGCGCGACACCTGGGCCAACGAGGCGCACAAATGGGACCACCTCGCAGGGCTCGAGGTTGTGCCGATTGTAGGCGACGCCGATCAACGCAAGGCTGCGCTGCGCCGGGATGCTCCCGTCTACACCACCAACTACGACAACCTAGTCTGGCTGCGCGACCAGTTCGAGGGCAAGCCCTGGCCCTTCGCCACGGTGGTGGCGGATGAGTCCACCAAGCTCAAGGGCTTCAGGCTGCGCCAGGGTGGCGTGCGAGCACAGGCGCTCGCCCAGGTTGCGCACAAGGATGTGCAGCGCTGGATCAACCTCACAGGCACGCCAGCAAGCAACGGGCTCGAGGACCTGTGGGGCCAGACATGGTTCTTAGACGCCGGGGTCCGCCTGGGCCGCACGTTCTCGGCGTTCCGTGACCGCTGGTTCAGGCCGGTCAAGGCTGGCGACTTCCACAACTACCGAGCCACCGACTACGCCCAGGCCGAGATCCAGGAGCGCATCGCCGACATCTGCCTGACGCTGGACCCCAAAGACTGGTTCGACCTCAAGGACCCGATTGTCAACATCATCGACGTCGAGCTGCCCAAAAGCGCCCGCGTGAAGTACCGCGAAATGGAGCGCGAGCTTTTCACGATGATTCAGGACAAGGAGGTCGAGGCCCTGAGCGCCGCGGCCAAGAGCCAGAAGTGTCTGCAGATGGCGAACGGCGCGGTGTACCTGGACCCCGAGCGCTACGGCGCTGGCACATGGGTCGAGGTACACACCGAGAAGCTCGACGCGCTTGAGGAGCTGGTCGAGGAGACCGGCGACGAGCCCCTGCTGGTGGTCTATTACTTCAAGTCGGATCTGGCCCGTCTGCAGCGTCGTTTCCCCGACGGTCTGAACCTGAGCGAGCCCGAGGGCATGGCCGCCGCGATGGCTGGCAAGGGCAAGCTATGGTTCGGCCACCCGGCCAGCATGGGCCACGGCGTCGACGGACTGCAGTACCACTGCAACACGATCGTGTTCTTCAGCCAGGATTGGAACTTGGAAAACCACGACCAGGTGCTCGAGCGCGTCGGGCCGATGCGCCAGCTGCAGGCAGGGAAGGACCGGGGCGTGTTCGTACACTACCTGGTAGCGCGTCAGACAATCGACGAGCTCGTGATGGCCAGGCGCGAGTCCAAACGCTCAGTGCAAGATTTATTACTCGATTATTTGAAAGGCAAACAATGAACCGACCGCTCACCCCAGCCGAGGCGCTGGCCACCTTCACCCCCGAGGCCGACGCCCTGCTCGACAGCCAGAAGCGCGGCCTCCTTTCCCCTCGCAGCGCCTTGGACGTGCAGGTCGCCGGCAGTCACTACAAGGGCAAGAAGATCCAGCCTGTGGAATACATCCACGCCAACGGTCTGGGCTTTCTCGAAGGATGCATCGTCAAGCGCATCACGCGCTGGCGCGACAAGCCGGCCGCCAGTCGTTTCCAGGACCTGGAGAAGATCAAGCACGAGGTCGACCTGCTGATCGAGTTGGAGAGCCGCGCGCAAGGAGCAAAGCCATGAGCCACCACACTCCATGGCTACCCATCCGTGTATTTTTTCAGGGGCAAAACGTACCCCCATGGTTTCAAAAAGTATCCGTATTAGCCACCCCACGCAGCAGCGGCCCGCCTAAAGTTATTTTCGGTTCCCCATCGCTATGCATCTGTTATAAAAACCAGTTTTTCGTTTGGGCACCCCTGACAAATTATTTTCTTAAGTGCTTCATTAATATAACCGGCAACGGCAACGAAGTGACGCTGAGAGGTGGAAGAGATGGCGTTTCCGTGTACTTTTCATTGTTCAAAATGCTCGCCAAAATGCGTAGTGTGGCAAAAGGGGCGAAGCCATGAGCGCACACGCAGTATCAAACGCCCTCGCCCTCGCCCCTGCGACCGCCAAGGAGCTGATGGTCGCCACGGGTCTGAGCCGGGGCTTCATCAATGCGACGCTGCTGGGCATGGTCAAAGCACACGAGGCGCACGTGTCGCACGTCCAGCGCCAGCCGGGTGTGGCCGGTCGTCCCAGCCCGGTGTATCAAGCAGGGTTTGATTGCGCCGCGGGCGCCCAGACCTTGGCGCACGTGATGCGGACCTGGGGGTCACCATGTGCCGCTTGACCCCTGCTTGTGTGCTTCTCGCCACACTTCGTTATGTCGCGCCGATCACCACGGGCGCGTTCTTCAGGAGACACCATGAGTGACGACATTGACCGCGCACAGAACGAAGTCGAGCGCTCGCTCGGCGAGGCACTGCGCGTGAAGAAACCGGTGGGGCCTGTCGCCACCGGGCGCTGTTTGTTCTGCGATGAAATACTGGACGACGAGAGTCGCTGGTGCGACAGTGGTTGCCGCGATGCCTGGGAAGGTTTGCTAAAGCGAAAACGCTAGTGCATATTGCACAAAACAGGCCCCTTCGGTAGGGTGTTTTGAGCAGTAAGTATGGGGTAAGCAGTGGGTGGCTTTAGCATTTTGCTTGGTCACAATATACATTATGCGTACTGTGGCATAATTATGTAAATACGCAGGTGCTAAGGATTTCGTTAGCTCCTGCTACAGAAAGAACCAAATGTGGACCGTTGAACCGATAACCAAAAAGCAAGCCGATCTGATCGTGACCAGCCGCCACTACAGTCGTCGGGCTCCTGTGTTCTGGGAAGCCTTTGCACTGGTTGAGGATGGGTTCGTCGAGGGTGTCGTGATCTACGGGCAACCCTCACCGCCGATCCAGAAGCATTCGTTCGACGACCGGGACTTCCGGTTGTACGAACTGGCCCGGCTCGTAATCCAGACGACTAAACCAAACGCGGCCAGCTTCCTCGTGGGCCGTTCTCTGCGCATGCTGAAGGAACAACCCAGCGCGGTGGTGTCATACGCCGACACGGAATGGGGCCACGCTGGTGTGGTCTATCAGGCCACCAACTGGATCTACACCGGCGCCACGAAGTCGCACGACCACGCCTATATGGTTGACGGCAAGCGCCTGCACCCGATGTCACTGCGCGACCAGGGCATCACCAACCCTAAACAGTGGGCCGCCGAGAATGGCATCCAGACGGCGCCCCCGATGGAGAAGCACCGCTACTTCTACATCAACGGGAACAAGTACCAGCACCGCGACATGCTGTCCAAACTGAAGTACCCCGTCGTCGGCCAGTACCCAAAGCTAGAGAAGCGCATGTATGACGCTGGGGCTGGGGTTCTCCTCCACACCAAGGACGTGATGGCCGACGGGTTCGGTGGCTTGGCGTGAGGCTGCTAAAGGACTTTTGTGCATCCTGCACTCAAAAACCGCTGTCATAAAAAACAAAAAGCGAACTCGACATTGTGCGAGATGTATCACGGAACTCGTTGAAAAGGTTAGATAAGATGTACGCTAAGAATATACATTATGCGTCCTGAAAGAGGCATTATGACACTAGCAGATGCTAAAAGATGTGGTACACTCTGCTACAGAATCAACCACTTAAGGAAAGCAAAATGGCCACTAAACTCGACACCCTCATCGCCTGGATCAACAACCATGACTGCGGCGTTACACCCACTGCTGTGGCCGTCGAAGGTGGCATCGAGATCCGCGTCCAAGCGGTGCACGCGGATGGGTCTACCAGCGTGGATCGGACCCTGGTAACTTGCTACAGCCAGGCCCGCGACGTCTTAGGTTACTGAGCTGAAAACCATTTAACAATGTTCAGGCGATAGCGTACCAGTTGCGCGAACGCCACAACCTAGGAGAATCAAAATGAACAACACATCAACCCTCGCCGCCAACATGCGCAACGCCTTCATCGAGCGCAAAGGCGCCACCATCGGCGGCGGAAAATTCACGCCCGAGGAGCTGAAGGACGGCGCCTTTGCCCTTAACGCCGTGCCCAATTTGCTGGAAGCGCTGCGCGACATCGAGGCTCAGCTGTCTGGGCACCCCGACGCGGAGCGGGGTAACAGCAAGGTTCACTACTGCTTGCACAAAGCCCGCGGCGCCATCGCACGCTGCACACCCCAAGTCCCTGCTGCGGCAGGCCTTAACCCCTGAACGTAAGCGCCGTTATGCGAACCAAGATTCAAGAATTATCTGGCGTAGATCTCGACCAGGCGGTTGCCGACGCGGTGGGCGTCAAGGTTGGTATCTGTCTGGGTGGCTATCTCGCCCTGGCCGATAGCATCAAGCACCACCGGTACTGCGCGAAGGGCTACTCCCCTTCCACCGACTGGGCGCAGGGCGGCCCCTTGCTGGAGGAGTACGCCATCGGCGTGATCGCCATCTCAGACGCGGAGTGGGCGGCCGTCGAGCAGATCACGCACTGCCACGGTCGGGGCCCAACCTACCTGGTGGCCGCGATGCGTTGCCTTGTGGCTTCGCTCGTTGCAGAAAGCACACCCCAACCCGCTGACCCGTCAGCGATCAACCCTTTGAAAGAATCGTGATTATGCGAACCACAATTCAAGAACCCATGTTCTACATCGCCAGCCTGAAGCACACCCAGAAGCACCATGAGCACATCACCTGGTGGGGTAAAGACAGCCGCGGCTACACCCCCGTCGTCGGTGACTACATCGGCGAGTACCCGCTCTGGGAAGCGCTTCGGCTCAACGACGGCGTGGACTGCCTGGCGGTGCCTGTCGACGTGGTCAAGTCCTTTGTGAGCCCTGAGCCTTACTGGAAGCCGGGCGCCAAGTTCTACGACCAAGTCGGTCCTGTGGTCGACAACACCCGGGCGTTGTGGAACCGGCTGATCGCCGCGTCCCTCGCTGAAGGACGGCACAGCAAGCCGAAGCCCGAGGTGTTTCGCGGCAGCCGCCGGGGGTTTCTAACATGGCGTCAGGTACACGGGTTGTCATTTACTCCCTTTCATCGCCGTCGCAACGGCTGGCACAATTTTCTCCGCGGTTCTACCAATGACGTAACCGCCGAGGCCTAATTCAACGATGGACCAGAGCTTGAGATACTCAGCTTCGGATAAATTGGGTGCCGCCCAGCCGAACCAGCGCGCCACGATGAGCGCACCGAAGGTCAGCATCAGGATGGGGCGCCAGGACGAGGCCAGCCAGTTCTCGCTCGCGGCCTCGGTCTTGACAATCTCGGCGCGCTGCGTGAACTCGGCGAGCTCGCCCTTCTGCGCCAGCTCCAGCATCGCCAGGCGTGCCTGGTCGCGCTGCGTGGGGTCTGGCCACAGCCGGTCGA